AGGTAACAGACACTGACTTCTCAAAGCTTCCCGATGCAGTCAAGGAAGCTATGATATCTTTGCCGGAATATGATTACTCTGATGATTACGATATGTATGGTTTCTTTGCTGATGTTCTAGACGGGCAAGAACAATTCCATATTATCACTATTGACGAGTTTGTGTTCTTCGTTGATACTCAAGGTTACGATTACCCGCGGTATGTAACCCGCCTTCGCAATATTCACCCTCAAATTCAAGACTAATGATAAACAAAATGCTAACCCTTAAGTGCGTTGAAATTACTTCACAACGCCAAGCTGATAACGGTACAGTCAGCTATTTTGATCCTCAAACCGAAACGTGTTACAATCTTTACGAGAATGGTTACGTCCGTCGTAGCTTTGGTCGAAAGCGATTGCGCAATGGTAAATTGTCTGATGAGACCATCTATCAGTTGAATCCAACTCGCATGGTTGATCACATCTTCAATCGTTACGATGGAGTTTCTGTTACTTACAAATGTAAAGAACGCATCATGTTAAATACACACGAAGAGCGCATGAATTGTGCTGCACGTGCAGTTATTAACTACCGTAACACGACTCGAAAATACCAAGAGTCTATACAAGACCAACAGGAGATTCTTAATCGTCTCAAGAAGCGAACTGAGAATATGAATTTTAATAAGCAATCTACATTGACAGCCGTTGAAGATGAGATCAATCAATACCGCGAAGGAAACCTCACACTTGACATGGCAATCAATGGCATCAAAGAACTCATCAATCAAATTTAATCATGGCACAGTTCACAGTTACACAAGAAGCTTCAAGCCACGGGGCAGATCTTTGGCAAGGTGAAGTAGAGCACAAGTAATGGGTCGAAAGAAGCTTCAAAAATCCAAAAGTGTTAAGGTGTTTGAACACGATGGCCAACATTGGACCATCATCCACTCAGATAATCTTAGTGCTTGGATTGTACCATTTAACGTACGCATCAAAGCAGCTGGTGGAGCTGTAAAAAAAGTCGATTTGGATTTTACCAAGTCAAAAGAATTTAGTATATTAGCCATCTAACTTAAAGATAAAGCATGAGTAAGATTATTTACGTAGACCTCGATGGAGTGATGGTCGATTTGGAAAAACACGTTGAAGCCCGTCACGGTAAGCAAGGCCTTGAAAAGATTGGTATGCTAACTAGTGTTGACAAAGGTTTGTTCCTCGATCCTCCAGCCATTGAAGGTGCCATTGAAGCCATCAAAAAACTAGCCGAAAAACACGAAGTGTTCTTTCTATCTACTGCACCGTGGAGTAATCCTCAAGCTTGGATGGACAAACGCATTTGGGTTCAACGTAATCTCGGTAAATTTGCTCACAAGCGCTTGATGCTTTCTCACCGTAAGGACTTGCTAATGGGTGACTTCTTGATTGACGATCGTACCAAGAATGGAGCCGGTGAATTCAAAGGTAAGCACATTCATTTTGGAACCGAAGAGTTTCCAAACTGGGTTACTGTTCTAGAATACCTTGAAAAAGTAGCGTAACGTAATGATAGTTGTAATATTTCGTAAGCGTCAGAATTCAAAGCCTGAAATGGCAATCTTCGACAATCATGTGAAAGTCGACGATATTCTTAGTACCTCTAAGCGCAAGCCTATAATTCCAAACAAGTGGATCATTGACGAGATCGGAGTCGGTGAAAGCTTTATCGCCTATTATGAAAAAAAGTTGAAAATAACTAAGAAAACTTTCAACCCCGATTTTCCCAGTTAATTTTTTTGTTGTATATTAGTAGTATAATTAAAAACCAAATATGAATAACACATCTTATCCCAAGTTTGAAGCATCCGACGTTAAATGCAACGGTTCAGGTTACGGAGTATCTCTCATTAGTAAGGAGAACCGAAACGCCATTCAAACATACGTATCAGTATATCGTAAGACAACTTCATTTGAAGAAATTGTAAACGAAATTGCGACACGAGATACTTCTAATGATTATTTGTATGGATCTCGTTGCAAAGAAGATTCAAGCATTGCAGATCGCATTAATCATGCATTGGGAAACTACGCTGTAAATCAGTTCGAAGGTAGTAAAGAACTTGCTGAAATGTGGATCAATGCTCAAATCGAAATGTTTACGGGTGCTACTATGACACATTTGGTTAAGGACGCTATTCGTGACTGTGCTAGTGCTGATCATTGGTACACTTATGAAAAGGAGTGGAATTAATGATTAGTTTCGAAAAAAGACTACAGAGGGTATCTTTAACTTCGCACATTGTTTACTCTAGCGATATGACAGTTCACAAAGTAGCTGCCATCAATACCTTTTTGGATGAGATTTATGTCCAAGTTACTGATGGTATGGTATTTAGGGACATTGATGTTTTTACTCTCGAAGAGGCTGCAAATATGGAGCGTAAAATGTTAAACATTTGTCGAACTAATGGTATAAAGTATAATGACTAATTACGGATATTGCTGTATCAATATGACTTTGGCCAAGGAAGGTGTTACCATCGGTCGAGGCATGATCAAGAAAACATACAATGCGAAAGGCATTGAATATGCCGGCCAATTGGCTGTTGCTAACATTCGAGATATGATTAAAATCATTGAATGGAACGAGCAGAATGGTATTAAGCTATACCGAATGTCAAGTGATATGTTCCCATGGATGAGCGAATACGAATTCAAAGATCTGCCAAACTACGACGAGATTGTCGATCTTTTGGCTCAAGCTGGCCAGCTTGCTCAGAAATACGGACAGCGCTTGACCTTTCATCCAGGTCCATTCTCAGTCTTGGCTTCAACCAACGAAAAGGTGGTGAAAAAGACTATTAAGGATCTTAATCAACATGGTGAAATCATGGATTTAATGGGACTGCCCAGAACACCTCACGCAGCTATTAACATCCACGTTAACACCACAGCTCCAAACAAAGAAGACGCCATGACGCGCTTCTGTGCTAACTTCTGGCTTTTGAATCCAGCAGCTCGCACTCGATTAGTAGTTGAGAACGACGATAAGGAAAAACAGTACGCAGTTGAAGATCTTCACGGTACCGTCTATGCTAAAATAGGCATTCCAATCACGTTCGATTACCATCACCACTGGTGTCACCCTGGAGAATTAACACAGGAAGAAGCACTTAAGCTAGCAGCTACAACTTGGCGAAACGCCAAACAGCTGGTGCACTTCTCTTCGTGTAAGCAAATTCACGAAGACGCTTCGCAGACCAATAAGCGAGCCCATGCCGATTACATATATGAATTCATCGATGATTATGGTTTGGACTTAGATGTTGAGATCGAAGCAAAGGCCAAGGAATTGGCAACCCAAGCGTACATGAAACAATTCATTGCGCTTACTGTATAAACCCGTAACTATTAAACTCTTTTAACATGAATAAGATTATTGAAGGTGCAGTTAAAGCTGCCAAATGGTTTGGTGAAGGTGTAACTGGAATCGCCAAGATTCTTCGTGAAGCACCTTATCTTTTGTTGCCTATCATGGCAGTCCTATGGATGATATTCCGTTTGATCGATGTGGTATTTGGCTTTGAAACAAATGCCAACACATATGAGATCTTAACAATGGGTATGTTGATCCACATTCTATTAAACACTGAAAAGCGAAATAATGGCTAATTTGAAAATTCAGGCCCTTAAGGCCAAGTACACTGCTCAAAAAATGGAAGCTTTGGCTACCATTGAGATTTATCTAACTAATGCTGTTGGTATCGGTGAGCACCCACAAATCATCGAAGAGATGGATAAGTTGGTATCTCAATTGGGCGAAGCAGACGATAAGATCGAAACACTAAACAAGTATTTCGTTGAGGATCAACCAAACCAAGAGGGTTAATCACCCAGAGCAATTCAACAAAGAGGCCGCTAGCGCGGCCTCTTTTTTTTGATATATACAATAGTAAAATATTAAAATATACTCATATATCATGAGAAAGGTTCAAAATCTAAACGAGTGGCTAGATGCCAAAAATCAAATCGACGAAGCTGCGAAGGTTACTTTCAGCGAAGATGATATCAATCAAATATACGGTTTTTGGGGTACACTTGAAGACGACGATCGCAACGCTAAAAACTATTTCTATAAAGCTATCGAAGGCTTGATGAAGTCTTACAAGCTAACAGATTTAGAAGCTCTTAAGGTTCTAAACTCTAAGATGGGTCGTAAAGCTGCTGATCAGATCATTGACGGTCAAGCTAAATCAGGTGTAGAAGGTCTCGAGCAATACTATCGTTCTTCTTTGAAAAAAGAAATGGATAATGTTATTGCAATGGATTGGTCAGTGGGCGAAGCCAGAGACCTTAACGACCCAGTTCTGTTGAAGATGAGAGCTGATATGGCTAAAAGAGCCGCTGCTAAAAATGCTCCAAAGGAACCAGCTAAAAAAGAAATGTCATCAGCTAACGCTAGAAAGCTTGCTAAACTACAGGCTGAAAGAGCTCAAATCATGAGAGACATGGAGCAAGAAGCAGAACCAGAAGGCGGTCCAATTGCAGATCGTTACGGTAAGATGCTAAACAAGATCGACAAAGAGATCGCTAAGTTGGGAGGTCATGGTGAATGGGGTCCCGAAGATAACATATACATGTCTAAGGCTGAAATCGAAAGAAGAGCAAAACTTATTGATAAGTATAAGCTAAGAGAATCATTATCAAACGTTAAGTCTGTAACTAAAAAAGCGTGGGATAAAGCTCACAAAGATTACAAGACTGAGATCAATGGTCAAAAGTACATGATGGAGTATGACGATGCAAGAGACATGACGGTTCTTGTTCCAGTTGAAATCAACGAATCAAATGAGCTTGATGAAGCTAGAAGAGGTCGTAAACCAGGTGCTGGTCGTTCAATCAACGCAATTCAGAAGGAATGGAATGAAGTTTCAACTGAAATGAAAGAAGTTGTTAAAGACTGGAAATCAGCTGAAGCTTCTGAAAAAGAATCATACCTAGAAAAGCTAAAGGCCCTAACTGCTAAAAAGAAAGAGCTTGAAAAAGAATTGAATAAAGCAGTTAAAGGCAAAGACAGAAATGCTGAATTAGCAGCCAATGAATCACTACTAGAAGGTGGTATGTCAGAGATTGATATCATTGCTCAAAACGCAAGAAACTTCAAAGAATTTATGAAGGAAGTTATTGCTGATTTCAAACTAGAAGATACAAAAGAACTAAGAAATTGGCTGGAAACAGTTTACGCTCCTTATAAGTAATGAAATACTTCGAAACATTTGAAAGCTTTCAAAACAGCGCCTCAGTTGATGAGGGGCTGTTTAGCTTTTTAGGTAGACTGTTCAGTAATCCTAAGAAGAAAAGAGAGCTAGACAAGTTGGCTGCTAAGCTAACTCAAACTAGAATCGAGATTGGTATCCTAAAACTTGACGGCGATCCAATCGAAGAGCTTGAAAACGAGCTTGAAGATAAGTCATACGATTACAAACCATCAAGAGGTTACAACAATAACGATAACGACGTCCATCAGACTAAGATTGATATCCTACAAGAACTTGAGGATGAGATCATTAATCAAATGGATGATATCGGCCGTGAAAACGATGCCCTTGATAAGTATGTAAGCAAAGTCAAACTAGAATCTAGAATGGCTTCAACGCAACATCTAATGCGTCATGCTGATGGTGCAGTTGCCAAAGTAATGGCTAAGCTGTACAGAAAAGACGCTAAAGGTGCTAAGGACTTTGAAAAGCAAATGTACAAAGCAGCTAACGAATCGTTGGAATTAAACGAAGAGAAGGCTAAAGGCGACAGAGGTCCAATTGATAACCCAGACATCGAAAAGGCGCTTAAGACTAAAGCTGAAGAAAGCGGTATTGATATTGCCCTACTTCGTATCGTAATGAGAAGAGGTATGGATGCGTGGAATACTACTCACAGAGAAGGCATGTCACAAGAGCAATGGGGTTATGCTAGAGTTAACGGTTTCATCAAGAAAGAAAAAGGTACTTGGGGTGGAGCTGATGTCGATGTTGCCAGAGAAGTTAAAGGTCAAACTAACGAATCTGTTAATGAGGCTGAAGAAACTTACAATGACTATCCAGCGGCCGCTAAGGCAAACGCTAAGAAGGCTATTGAGTGGAAAGAGAAGTACGGTCGTGAAGAAGTTACTGGTGGTACTGCGGTTGGTTGGGCTAGAGCTCACCAATTGGCTAAAGGTGAATCGCTATCGGCTGACGTAGTTTCTAGAATGGCTCAGTTTAACAGACACAGAAAGAATTCTGAAGTTGCTGCTGAATTTAAGGACACACCTTGGAAGGACAGAGGCTATATTGCATGGTTGATCTGGGGAGGCACTGAAGGAGTTGATTGGGCAATGGCTAAAATGGATGAGATCCAAAACGAAGCTTACAACATCAATAAGTATTCGCCGATGTCTTATGCTAAACAGATTGCATCGGGTGCAATGACGATGCAAGACGCAATGAAAGAAACAGGTCTACCATTTACAGAGTTAATGAAGCTTGTAAAGAAGATTGACAAAAACTTCAAAATCAATTTTGAATCAAAGGATATGAAACACTTTAAAACATTTGAATCATTTGTTAACGAAGGCAGCCACAAAGAGGCTGAGAATATTGCAGATCAAATCACTGGTCAGATTCAAGATATGATTAACAACGACGAAGAGGTTGATGGTGCATATTACTTGGTGAAAGATTACTTTGAAGGAGATACTCGCAACCCGCTTTTTAATATGGTAGTTGACCTAGTTGGTAAGTGGATGAAAAAGAATAAAATCTAACATGAAACACTTCAAAACATTTGAATCGTTTATTAACGAATCGTACAAAGTGGACAAGAAAGACTTTGATAAAGTTGTTGCTGCAGTAAAGAAAGCAAATCAACCTGCAACTGTAATGTTTGTTCCTAAATGGAATGATATTGAAGTTCTAGTGGGCATGGATGCACCCGACCGAATTAGCGATGCAATTTCAGATGAACTTTATAAACTAGGTGATCTTGGTAAAAGAGTTTCAATAGCGGGCGATTCTTCAAGCTATTCTAGAAGAGAGTACGAAGCTGTTGAAAAAATCAATGGTGGTCACAGAGACTATTAAGCATAAAATGTGCTGATATATACTTAATAACAAATAAAAACCATACACATCATGGCAAAATTAAAAACATTTGAAGAGTATATCGCTTCTATGGACTCTGCTGAAGAGATCGAGAAGGATATCGTTGCTATGGGTGAGCCTGAAGAGGCTGAAGGTGGTGAAGAAGTAATTTCTGACGATCAACCTGAAGCTGAAGCACCAAAGAAGTCCGAGGACGAAGGTGCTGGTGAAGAAGCTGAAGAGATGGAATCTGATGCTGAAGAGGTACACTCAGAAGAAGACAAAGAAACGGAAGAAGGCGATCAAGAGATGCCTGAAGACGAGGGCGAAGAAGGTGCTGTTGAAGTAGCTGAAGCCGAAGAAAAAGAGGAGGACGACGAGGTCGAAACCCAAATTGCAGACGACGAAGAGGAAGGGGGTGATGACGCAGAAGCTGAGGGTGATAAATCCGAAGAGGACGCTGAAGACACCGACGGAGAGGACGAAGACGAAGATGAGGACGAAGAGTCTGAAGAAGCTGAAGCTAAAGCAACTGTCGAAGAGATGGTTAAAGAACTTTACGAAAGAGTAAAGGAAGAAGCTAAGGTTTGGGAAGAAGACGCACACGACACTCACACTATCGAATCTTACCTAAAAGAAAACTGTGCTCTTCACGCTTCTATGGCTACTGAGGCTCTAAAATCTTGCAAAGAAGATATTACACAAGAGCAATACGAATCAGCTTGTAACGGTCTAAAAGAGGCTTACTCTAAGAAGATCGACGAGATGATGGAAGCTTGGAACGCTGAAGGCGAGACAATCTAATTCAATTTAGTAAACTTTTTAAGAAGGTCTGCGTATAATACACGCAGACCTTTATTTTTTTAGTATGCCCAGAATATCAATTGATAGTGTTTACATGAAGATCGCTTACGACGTGGCTGAGCTTAGTTATGCCCAGCGCCGTAAGGTTGGATGCGTGATCGTTAAAGATCATCAAATCGTTTCTTTCGGTTACAATGGTACTCCAGGTGGTTTTGACAACTCGTGTGAGCACGAACATGTCGAGATTGTAGAAGTTGAAGGAGGATATGCAAATGCGCCAGATGTCATTAAAACACTAGAGGACGACGGCTACTACTGCAACCCAAATGGAGTTTGTGGTAAGACCTTTTACGAAACCCGTAGAGAAGTTCTGCACGCAGAATCAAATGCTATTACAAAGATTTCTAAGTCAACCCTAAGCTCCGATGGAGCCGATCTATATACAACCACAACACCGTGTTTTGAATGCTCTAAAATGATTATTCAATCGGGTATCAAAAGAGTATTCTTCACTGAAGACTATCGTGATATGTCGGGTCAGGATCTATTGAAGCAAGCGGGCATTGAAATTATTCACATTCAAATATAATTAAATGGGTTTCAACAAAGTAATCTTACAAGAACCAAAAACACTGTTAGCCGAGTATAAGTCTAAGGGTTTGAATCAATTCATTTCGAGATATTCGAAATATGACGCAATCATGGGACCTTCCGAATCGGTGACATTTCTAAACACAATCTTCGATTTCAAAGATGAATCCCCTGAAGAAGTTATCAGTGATTTTGTTAAAGTCTTCGAAAAAGAACTTGAAGCTTGATAATATGAGTACAGTTATGGCAGAAAAGAAAACTACGAAGTATCAATGGATTAAAAGTGAACGCATAGGCGATGTCGTCGAAGTAGCTGAAAATCAACCTGACGCAAAATGGCTTCATTTTACCGATGGCTCCAGAATCAATCCATCAATATTGGGTGAGTATATGACTGAAGTTGCACACGACAACCAGATCATGAACTTTCCAGATCTGAATATACCACAAACTGATGTAATTCAACCTGAAACACCAGCTGTTAATACCAATACTACATCGCAATCAGTGTCTTCGCAGACTCCAGCACCATCGCCAATGGCTGCCATGATTGTTAAGATGAGCAAGAAAAACTTAGTTGAAGTACCCGTTGCTATAAACATCAACATACCTACACCCGAATTGTATGCAATGTTAGCTGCAAACATGGAGGACGAAGATCTTAAAGACGAAATCATGGGGGTAGCTCTTGCCCAGATTGAGATAAATAAACTTCAAGAGTATATTAAAGAACAAATCATTAATTTTCTAAACACTTATTATGGGTAATCGCCGTTTCCGTCGCGGACAGCTTCGTATGATGCAGACGCTTCGAATCAAAAACATGTTCAGTCGCTTTAGCGACGTTGGTAGACTTTGGTATGACAAGGCACAACAAGAAGGTAAAACCCTTTACGAACGGAATCGTAAAGCAGCTGAAGATTCAATCTTTGAGCAACTACAAGCCATAGAGGATCGTAAGAAGGAACACTTTTTGTCTTTGGGCTATTCAGAAGCCAAAGTTGAATTGATGTTGGAAGCTTGGAGAATTGGTGCGGTCAAGAATAAGGAGACTTACCGCGAAGACAAAAAAGAAGCGCAGCGCCTTTTACGTGAGGCTGCTGCAATGAAATAAAGCATCATGCAGAGAATCCTGCTGGAAATCGCAGATAACGGTATCATTAAGACTGTGACTGACGATAATATTAACGCCGCCGGCGAAAAGTTCGAATCCAAGGTCGTTTACGATCTGGAGAACGGCGACGTTGTGTTGACCAAGATGAACATGTTGTACGAGTTATCTGAAGACATGGGCATGGAACTTGGTAATTCTAAGCAGAGTGATCAGATCAAGATCATTTCGGATTGGGGCGAACATTTTGTTCCGGCCGATGACGAACTCAAGAACAAAATAAAAGATCTTGAGGAGGAGCTGAAATCTCTGAAAGGGATGTTGAAACAGTAAAATGGTATTAAAAGTAGAATGTATCTGGTGTAATTCTAGGACCGAGTTTAATCGTTACGTTAGATCGTGCGGCGAAGAAGCTTATGTCATTAGTTATTTGGATATTGTTAACAAGCTAGCGAAGGCAGATCCATACGGATTGGATCCCAACGACAATGTCGTTGGCCTTCACTTGCATTCTACTTTGACAAATCTAGTAGGTAAAATTGAGCAGGCAGAGACAACCGAAAATCGGGTAATCTATCTGCTCAAGAACCTTACGGCCGAAACAGCTGAAGGCCTAAAAGAAACTTTAATCGACCTGATGCCAGAGAGCACAAAGATCCCAATGAAGTTGGTCATCATCAATAGAACCGACTATCCAAAAAAGGGTGTACTGAGTCGCTTTGATGTGGTCAAATTCATTGATAAATGATACAGCACAGGTTATTTCCAAAGGGAGAATACTGCCACGCCCTAATTTCTAGCCCGTCCAACCCAAACATTCTGTTTTCGGTCAGGGGTCTCATCCTAGAAGTCAAAATGGACGATCACAATCCACAGTATTTACTTAAGATCATCAAGTTTTACGATGACATTCACTTTCTAAAAAGATACTTTATAGGTCAAAGGTTTGTAACCGATTTGAGGGGCAAACAAACAGCCTTTAAGTTCAAACGCAGTTCTTTTAGTAACTCAGAAGACTTTGAAAATCGATTGGCCGATGAAAAGAGTTGGATGAAGTATACTGTTGTGGCCGACTCTATCATGTGTACGAAGACAGAAGCCGAGGTGCGCGATCTATTCAACATCGTACAAACCTTCATGGTCGAGAAAGCTATCAAGGAGATCTTTGAAATGAGCACCCGAGTCTATTACAGGACCGGTCAATATTACTTCCAAACCCGAGACGAGTTTGAAATGGCCGTCAAAAGGTTCCTAAAAGACAGAACACCAACAACCAAAGGTTGGTTGGAAGACATTCTACACAGAGCAACGTTTGATGAGCTGGATGGGATAGACTGATATATAGAAAAAAGTCTGTCACTTAATGGCTAGCAATATACCTCAATTTTCAGCGGCCCCATATGGGCCACCACCACTTAAGACTATTGTTAAGTCGGCTGCAAAGGCAGCTACAAATGACAAGAAGGAGTCGTCGGCTCTCAGTGAAATCGCAGCTGGAGTTCAAAGTGCGACAGCATCAGATACTAAGCTCGTTACTAACGCGTTCAACAACACGGTTGAGACTGGAAAAAGTGGGTGGAATACGGTCTTCGGTGATTGGGGTTCAGCAGAGGATGAAGGAAAGACGAACGGTAAAAAGTCAGTTAATAAGGGTTCGTCTCGGGTTGTAACTAAACCAAAGGTAGAGGATAATCCAAACTTTGCAGACAGCGACGACATCGTGGACGAAAAGAGTCAAATTTCTGACATAAAAGCCCTATACCCTAAGGAATATAACGCTGCCAGGTATCCAACCGAACAGGGCCAACCCGACGAGAATTGGGTTACCGGTGAAACTGCGCCGTATTCTCTATTTAATGAATGGTCGCTGTTCAAATGGAGGGGTATCCCGGGGCTTACGAATCCGTCTCTAAAAGATTATAATGCGGCGTGGTTGTTTGGCAAATCTACCTTAAAGAGTGAAGATACGGGTTTGGCTAGTGCAAATTTGGCTGCACTTTTAGATAATATTCTCCAAGATGTGGCAAATGTTCCAACCGGTGAAACAGTAGATTACAACCAGTACAGAAACCCAAGCATTAAGTTGATCATTGAAGAAATCAATAACGGATCCGGAGCTACTGAGGCTTACAGGTATAACTATTTTGATTTTGCACTAGCCAAATATGCTGGCAAGATTTCGAACGATTACATGCTGACTTTGAGAAGGTTTCCAATGCCAATCGAAGACGATATTACTACAGTTCCAGACATTAATGGCAAAGAGATGAGTTCATCTGCACTGCCAGCTATGGCTCAAGCCGTGACTTGGATGAGTGAAGTTACCGAAAACAAACTTGAAGAAATTCTGAAATTTAACGTTAGTACCGAATGGGAATTGGTTAAATCAAAGGTACAAGAGATGTCTGGTGGTGGTAGTGGCGGCAAGGTTGGTGATACTATTAAACAAAGTTCAGTACTTTCATCGATTTACGGTGCGGCAAATGGCCAAAGTGCTTTACAAACCAAAGCACAGAGAGAAGATTGGGATCCATTCGGCGACACGTATCCTAACCACGTTTATGGACCTATCAATGCCATTAAAGAAATTGCAGTTAGACAACAGGGTCTTAATTTTGAACAAGACTTCAAAATCAAGTTCCATTATAGTTTGAGACAAATTGCCGGTGGTAATCCTAGAGCGGCTTTCTTAGATCTAATGTCAAACCTATTAGTACTTACATACAATAATGGTAAGTTTTGGGGAGGATCTGTTAGACGCACTGGCGGTTCAGCCGGTTTTAATAAGCCATTTGGTGACTCTTCAAAACTGGCTTCGGGTGATTTTACTGGCTTCTTTAAGGGCATGTCTGATGGCTTTTTTAGTGGTGCTAAAAACTTTGTAGGTGATATGTTCAAAAAAGATCCGGGTTCATTGCTTGGTTTCAAAATGAACCTAGGAGATAGTAAGTTCTTAAATAACTTTTTAGGAGGTCAAATGATGGATATGTTTGGTACACCACAAGGTACTCAGGCCATGGCCGCCTTTCTTCAGGGTAATGCTACAGGTGAGTGGCACTTGACAGTTGGTAATCCACTAAACCCAATTGCTGTAATTGGTAACTTATATTGTGAATCGGCTGACTTCTCTTTCGGTGGTGAAATGTCTTACGATGGTTTTCCAACCGATCTTACAGTCGAAGTAACTCTAAAGCATGCTAGACCTAGAGACAAGGCCGACATTGAGTCGATGTTCAATGGTGGCAAGGGTAGAATGTACTTGATGCCAGAAGGCGGTGTAGACGTTGGTGAAGCTGTTACGGTTTCGGCTTATGGTAACAGAGACAAGGCAGGTAACTTCACTGCTGTTAAACGAATGACAAACGGCTAAGATGGAATTTGAAGCTTTTAATAAGAAGTCAGTAGTCGACAACAAGGTTGTCATGACTGAAGCCACTATGGTTTTCAAGCCAGGTGTTGATGTTATCGGTGTACACATTGTAACGGAAGAAGAGGCTGGTAGACCTGACATTATGTCGTGGACTTTCTACAAAACACCACACAAAGTTGATCTAATTCTAAAGTGGAATGGCATCTCGAATCCTTTCTCTATCGAGGCTGGTACTGAAATTGAAATTCCGATTTTGATTTCAACGTTTAAGAAATTCATCAAGCCTTCCAGACCAAGCGAAGAGACTCAAAAAGATAAGTTTATTGCTCAAAGAAGAATGACCGAAAAGGATGTTAAGAGACTTGAATTCATTCAACAAAAAGCAGCAAAATACAATACGCAAGCTTTGCCGCCAAACATGATTAAAGATGGTCAACAAAAATCAACAGTTGTTGGACCGGCCAGACTTGTAAACGGACCTTTAGATACAGATACTAAGACGCAAGCATAATGGGCTTAAACTCTCAAATACTGACGATCAAGGACCCAACTATCAAACTTGATGAGATCCAGACTTTGGACCTTGGCGAGAACGAAACTGGGGCACCGGTTGACTCGATGAATGCTGCATATCAGCCATTTATCAAGATCAACGGATATGTCTTTGATCAAAACGAAATCACCAACTTCAATTTGAAAGTTGTTGATAAGTATCCTGAACTTACAATAACACTGAGAGACTCAATGGAGATCTTCTCAATTGCTACATTTCCAAGGGATGGCGATGTACTATCGCTAAGAATCAAAGCTAGGAACGAGTCTTTCAAAGACGTTAGAATGGACTTCCACATTATTGATTTTAAGAATACAACACCGGTTGGTACGGTTGACAAATCAAGGGGTGGATCTACATATAATGTTAGAGCGTATGCTAAGCTACCAGGGCTATACACTGATGATTGTAAAAGCTACGGAATGGGTACCAGCTACGATCACATCCTAAATATTGCCGAAGATTTGCAACTTGGATTTGCTACAAATGTTGATGCAACCGATGATGAAATGATTAGGCTTTGTGCGTACCAATCTAAGCTTGAACTATTAAACGACACAGTGTTACATTCTTACATTAGTGATGATACGTTTCAAACGTTTGGTATCGATCAATACTACTATGTAAATTTTGTTGATTTGCAAAAGATTTTTAATGCGCCCGAGGATATTGAATTGACTGAAATTGTAAACAGCCAATTCCTTGTAAAGGAGAGGGCCCTAGATTCAGACGATTCGGAAGGCAAATTAGAATCACAATTGATTTTAACTAATCACCACGGTCACTCAAACACATCTAACCACATTGTATCCCATAATCTAATTAACAATTCAACTAAAATTGCACTAGAGAACGGGTATAAGAGAAGGGTACAGTACTTTGATATCAACAAAAACATGGTTGATGCTGATGATACACTAAGTGAATTTGATGTTGAATCCCTAGTCAGTACTAACATTAAGGATCATGAGGAAGCCTTAAAAGGCCGCAGAAACTCTGGCACTGATGAGTATGCAACTCACATCAAGCACAAATATGTTGGTTTACAAGACTCAACACCCGGCGATGGTAACGTACACATGAACTGGCACTACAGTGCCATCAACAATATTCAAAACCTTGTTGAGCTTGATAAGATGAAACTTGTTGTTGAATTGGCTACGCCAAACCCTGCAATCTATAAGTATTTGAAAGTACCCGTTGTAATGTTTACGTATTCAAAAATTGGCGTTGGGGTTACTGAACAAATGGCTAAAGATGCTAAGGAAAAGGGCTTTAACGAGAGCAATGCTGGCGAGAATACATCGAGTAACACTAGCGATGAAAATGCTACGCAGAACGAGTACATTCAAGATCCATTCCTATCGGGTTTCTATGTTGTAATGGGTATTGAATACAAATACAACGAAGGTACCTTTACACAGGTCTTACACCTTTCAAGAAAGGAGTGGCCTGCTAGGTTAAATAATATCTAATATATAGGGTATGGAAAACAGGTTCACCAATCAGCAAGGCTTTAGAAAGGGGCACTTGGTATCGCATGCTAAGAATGCGTACCAGGATCCTACTTTTCTATCGTTTGTATTGGTGTTTGACATTGTTAATTCACCCCTACTAAACAAAGAACAGGGTGTAAAGTTTCTAAGGGATTTCTACGGAGAAACGGATAAGGCTATAAGACTTGAACAGTTTATCGACACACTGTTATTGCTGAACAAGGAAATGCCATGGTATTGGAAATCAGTGACCGGTGTTGATAGAGCCATTACAGTTTATGAAAACTTTGGTGAAAGCTATCACGGTGGTGATGATGCTGTGTTGGAAATCACTTGTTTAGAGTCTATCAATCTGGCTATTTCCGGTTTGATGGATCTGTACAGACAGGCTATATACGACTCGGCTAAATGGACCCAGGTGCTACCAGAAAACATGCGCAAATTTAGAATGCAAGTCATTGTTTCCGAGGTCAAAGATCAAAGAGGTGTTTCTGATGTCAACGAGAATATTGAAAAGGTTATCAATTCGGATCTTGTTAATGTAATGCCTAAGTTTGCATTTGAGTTCGATTTCTGCGAGTTCAAACCTGAATCAGCTTCAGAGGCATTCTCAAATCTTTCATCTACCGATCCTGCGATGGCAGATGATCTAAAAATCACAATTTCTTACGAAAAGATCGGGATCATTACATCAAGTTCACAGTACTTGAATGGAATGGTATTGTCATCTAAATCGGACGAGGAACAGGCATCGCTTGCATCCTCTAGAAATCCAATGCAAGCATTCGGAGACAGAATTGCTCAAGAGGGTCAAGACATCCTACAAAGCACCAAGAATGCTCTAGGAACAAGCTTAAACGCCAAGGATCCTAAGAATTTATTAGATCGCCCTGAAAATGTTTACGGTTCTGAATTGGATAGATTAATTCAAAGAGCATCTAACGCAGCTGATAACTTTGCAGGGCGCGCTACCAGAATTCCAGATAACCTTTACCGAGGTCTGGTCAACAGCGCAGACGATACCGGCGAAGGCTTTAAGAGATCCATCTCAACAAATATTTTTGGCACTCAACCTGGACAACCGGTAGAGTCAGCTTTAAGACGCGGTGCCATTCAGTCTATTTTTCCGATGATAAATACCCAAAGGAGCAACTTGAATCCGGGTACTAATATCTTCGAATAATGAATCAAAGAGAACTATTTAAGGACAACCTTAGGGACTCTCACTGGCTTGGGGAAATCGTTAGCAACGAGGATCCTCAAAACATGGGACGTTGCCGCATTCGCGTGTTCGGAAAGTTCGATCTGATTGCCGATGTGGATCTACCATGGGCTGCACCATGTACTAACAACATGCACGGTCAATTCGCTGTCCCAAAGGTCGGTGACATAGTTTCGGTGCGCTTCGATAATGGAAACCTATATCAACCAATGTATTGGTTTCAAGTGCTTCAGGACAAAGATATGGCGGCCAAGGTGGCTGCAAACGGAGCCCTTAAAGTTGTTTCATTCTTTTACGATCCTGATAGAATGCAATTCTATTGGGCTGCGGATGAAGGTTTGAAGTTGATTACTACTGAGGGTGACGGTGAAATTAATGTACCAGATATTCTACATCTTGTAGGAGGTTCTGGGGGTGCAGAAGAGCCTGCAGTTTTGGGTGATAAAAATGCACGAGTGTTAACCGATATCATTGGCGAAATTAAGGCTATTCAAAACCAAATTGCGACATTCGCTACGGCGTTTACGACGGCAGCCGCTGCTGGTGCACCATTGCCTATTTTTAGCGCAGCACCATTTGTTGCGGCTGCAGCTGCGTTACAAGCCCAATCAGCAACCGTAACTGCAACTGTCAATACGTTAAACACACCTGCAAAAGCAAACGTTGCTTCCACTAAATCAGATAACGTAAGAGTCAATTAATCATGTCAGACAAAATTACAGGTAATAATACCGGTGTTGGAAGTGCTACCGATGGTAACGGTGGTAATAACACCAATACCGAAGGTACTGGTCAAACGCAGGGCGGAGGAGGCGGAAGCACATCGACTACATCGTCTCCAACGGGTCCTAAAAACTGGAAAGACGAGGACAAAGAGATTAGAGAAAAACTAAAAGCCAATCAGTTCGGTACAAGCACCGTTGAATGGTATCAAACAGTTCTAAATGCTTTTTCTTACAAAACTATTAAAGATACTAAAACTTCTAATCCAAATAAAGATCTTCAGAAGATACAAGAAGAGGCCAAAAACGAGTCTCTCATTAAACTTCAAGAATTGGCATTTATTTTAACCTTGGCCATGTCAAAAGCAGCTAGTTCTGCTGTTGATACTGCATTAAAAGCGGCTGACAAGCGCTACAAGAAAAAGTAATATATAATCTATCAATCATTTATTCACCTTTAATTAAACATTAAATGAACTCCAATCAAGAGAACGATTCTACTAAAGGAAACGGTCAAAAAAATCAAAAAAGACAGCGACTAAGCAAAAAACAAAGCATCGCTGTCGAGCAGCAAGAAGAAATCCTAGACACTGTCATGGATTTAGAAGCTGACGACGATTCGAACAAAGATTCTAACGATTTCATCCTATCAAACGGAGAATTCGATTGGGACGGTTACGAATCTTATCACAACACTAAACTTAGGGTCAACACTCGAATCAAGACTGCAAGTCACAAGGAAATCGTGTATTCTCACGAACCTTATGCCCAAGAAATGTACAATATGTTATCTGATGTACAGTTCCAGGAATCTATGGCAGAATTGACAGTCGGTGGCGTCGAAACTGGTAAGATCTACACCATGTCGGAAAGATGGGCTACAGTTGACATCGGCTATCGTGAAATGCTGTACATCGATCTATCTAGAGAAGACAAAGACGTGTTAGCTGATTTGCGCCCAGGTGATGAAGTTTCAGTTAAGGTTTTAAGCGATAAAACTGATGCTAAAGAGTACGCAGTTGCTTCCATTTCGGAAGGTACAAAACAACGTATATTCGCTGAGCTTAGAGTTGCGGCAGAAGATGGCGGTACAGCATACTTAGGCACTGTTAAGGAAATGATCCCAGGTGGTGGTTACATTGTTAGTGTACAAGGCATCAACTGTTTTATGCCAGGTTCACTTGCAGGCATTAATAAATTGCACGATTTCACATCTATTGTTGGTACTAAAATGTACGTTGTTCCTGATTCATTCTCAGCTGCTAAAGGTACGATTGTAGTTTCGCACAGAAAATACTTACAAGCGATGATTCCTAACGAGATTGCTAATCTACAGGAAAACATGGATCAAGATATCACGGGTAACGTAACTGGCACTGCCAAATACGGTGTATTCGTAGAGTTTAATACATGTTTGACCGGTATGATTCACATTAACGATCTAGGTCCTGATTTGTTTGAACGCCACAAGGCACAACAGATCGCTCCTGGAGAAGAAGTTACATTTAAGATTAAAGAGATTGTTACTAATGAGAAGATCATTTTGACCCAAAAGGAAAAGGTTGAAGCCAGAGTTGATAACTCATGGGAAGAATTCACTAAAAATCTAAAAGTACCGATGTTGGTTGAAAACGCAAGCATTAGATCTATCAAGGACTATGGTTTGTTCATCGCAGTTCACGGTTCAGTGGTTGGCATGGCTCACATCTCTGAGTTCCCAGAAGGCACATCACTGAAAGACACTTTTACCAAGGGTCAAGAGATTGCGGTTGAAGTTACTAAAGTTGACGAAGAGACCAAAAAGGTATTCTTGAAGGTATTCGGAGCATAATCTAAATACTAATATATTCACAGGCTCTGGTACTTGTATCAGAGCCTGTTTTTTTAGGCCCTTCTCACGCAGATATATACAGAAATAGAAATGCGCACATCTATATGTTAAACGAGGCAAACAAGGACATTCTCTTAAAGGCTTTCTGCGGTATTGAGTTTGAGTTTTATTCAAATTACGATGTCGAGACAACTGCTAAAATGGTAGGTGAAGTTTTAGGTAGAAAGATTCGCGTTGAGGAAAAAGCACACTCAGATTTTGTACCATCTGATAGAGAATTTAAGATGGAACCTGATTTGTCAGGCGGCGCCGGATTGATTGAAATGGTAACTGGTGCTTTACCATACTCGGATGCCAGACTTACGATCATTAAAATGTTAGAATGGATCAAAGTCAATGGTTACACAACCGATAGAGCCGGTATTCACCTAAATGTATCGTTTGATAAGAAATATGTAGGTTCAAACTTCATCACTCATATGAACACTTTGAAGTTTATCTTGGACTTCAAAGAGGATCAGGTTTACAAGTTCTTTCCACAGCGTAAGGATCTAGTTTATGCTAAATCCATCAAATACATTTTGCCTAAAAACGAACTGTTTAACTTTGATGAAAATCACATTTCAAAACAGCAGTTCAAATATCCAGATACTAAGTATTACGGTGTAAACTTTTTGAAGCAGAACGACGGTTATCTGGAATTTAGATATCTTGGTGGCAAGGATTACGAAAAGAAAGCTTCTACAATTCTACACCTATTGGATAATTTTCTTATTCAATTGTGGAACGCTTGTCAAAATAGCGATCTAACAGAATTAAATCGTCTTGAACTAAGGAGAATTATGGCTAAAATGAAGCCAATATATGCTCTATATAAAGATCATAGACACTTCGACCGGTTCAAAAACATTAATTTTACACTAGATCTAAAAAATCACGGTGAGACGATAGATATGTTTTGGGACCAGATTAAATACCAAGTGATTGCGTTAATCACTCAAGGTGGTTTAACAGAAGGTCACATTAATTACGACACTGACAGGTCTAAGGTACAGGTTGCAGATGGTAAACTACTAGGTGCTCACGGTTTGTCGAACTATGAATTCGTTGATTGCGAATTTAGAGGTGAAGCTAAATACAGCGATTTTTATCGCTGTAAGATTGAAGGTTCTGATGTCGATGGATGCAGCTTGTATCAATCATCTAGCGTTAAGGACTCTAAAATCAAATCATGTTACACACACTCTAGTGTAGCTGCTGAAAACTGTTATGTGTTTGGCACAGATAGCATTTTCAAAGGTAAAATGAAGGGTGGTATCTTTAGAGAGGGTAACTACAGCGAAAAAACAGCACAATTCGACGGAACGGAGATTGTGAATTCAAATAAAATACAATAAAAATGGGCGACATTTTTGAAGGCAATCTAAACGATTTAACTACACCGCCATCGTATGATCCTAACTGTCTTAACGATTTTATCGACGAGATTGGCAGTTATGTGACAGGAGCGTGTATGATTCCTATGAATCTACCAAGGTCTGAGGTGTACAACATTATTAAAAGAGCCAAAAAATGGTTCTACAAGAGTTATGAGTATTCTGTTACCGAGAACTTCTTGGTTATTCCAAAGGAGGCCTTTAATACTGATCATTTCAAGCAAAGAAGGGCCTTAACTTTACCGGGTGAGAATCCAGCAACTGGGGGTAACGAAGTATATTCGGTGTACGCTGTTGCTGAAGTCGGTTCACGTTACGGTGCAGGTTCGTCCATTACCTTTACAACTGGTGATTTTGATATTCAAAGAGCTCTTTTTGGTTCACTACACTCTGGCGGTTCAAGCATTGTATCCGGTGCAGAGAACTTGCAGTATTACGTAATTAACGAATCATTCTTTGATATGGCTCGCCAGATCCTAGAAAATCCACTGTCGTTCCATTACTCACAACAGACACACGAACTTAAGTTCACTGGTCAAACGCCATACAGGGATACTATTTTAGAGATCTACGAGACTATTCCTGATTGCGCCCTGTTCGGTGACGAGATATTCTTTAGATATGTTGCAGCTAAGGTCATGATTTCTCTTGGCCAAAAGCTTGCTATCTTTGGTTACAACTTACCAGGCGGTGTTACTGTTAATGCCGATATTATTCAATCAATGGGTCAAGAAGAATTGGATAAAGTAGTTGAAGAAATCAAGAATGACGAAGGCACCGACTGGTGGTTCCATTCTTAAAATGATATATAAACATAGCAATGGAATTCTACGTAAAGGCGGCTGGAGACCCAAACTTTGATCCTACATCGATTCATTCTGAGAGTGAAATCGCGATGTTGATTACACAACTGGAAACAGTTATGTTTACTAACAAGGGAGAAGTGCTTGGAGAACCTGGTTTTGGTGCTAATTTAGAGCATCTAATCTATACGTTGAACTATAACGAGGGCTCAATACTGTCTGAACTAGAAAAACAGATTGATCTATTTGTACCATTAGCTAAAAAATATAATACCAATGTTTCGGTTGCTTTTTACAAAGGAACTGTTAGAGACATTGCACAAATTGACATCGTGATTGATAGCAAATATCAAGTGGGTGTTTACATAAATTAAGAAGACGTGGCAAATGGCTGAATTTAATTTTATCAATACCGCTAGGATCAAGGCTAGTGAAATCCAACAAGATGCTAGAACGTACTTGAGCAGGGTTTATGGTCGGGCCGAGTCTTTGTTTACTTCAGCGTCTCCATTCGCACAGCTCGTTAAGGTTGCATCAGAAATGACGCAGCTTATTCTTTTATACTTGGAAGATTCAACAGTAGAGCAAAACATTATGACTGCTCAGCAACCTGAGTCAGTTTACGGCTTGGCTAGACTTACAGGTCACGATCCAACTAGGGGTTTCTCGGCACTTGGCGAGATAGAAGTCTCTTGGAAGCCTGGTATGCAAGACGACATCCAAGGCGATGCTTTATACATCAGACAAAATAATCAGATCAGAAGCAATAACAACAACTTGATTTATTTGCTAAGATCTTCAAACGATATTACGCCGATTCTAAAGAACGAAAGAGCTTACATTAAGTTTCCGATTGTTCAGGGTGAGACTCAAACACAAACTTTAACTGGTACCGGCGATCCTTTCCAAACATTCAATATTCAAACCAACGGCTCTACTGCACACGATAGAGTTTCTGTTTCTGTCAACGGTGAAACTTGGAGAATCTACGATTCCCTTTACGATATGCAGGCTGACACTAAGGGTGTGATTGTTAAGACCGGTGTTTCGGGAGGTCTAGACCTATTTTTTGGTAATGGCAATTTCGGTATGATGCCAACTTTGGGTTCAATCATTTCCGTAGAGTACATTAAAACTAAGGGTTCAGCTGGTAATCTGGGTGATGCTAAAGATTTGACATTCAAGTTTGTTGATCCAGCTTACGATGCTTTCGGTAACGAATACGATCTAAACAATTTGTTGCAAATCAGAGTAACTGCTGCCCCTAAAATGGGTGCTAATCCGGAGTCATTGGAGTTCACTAAACTGATTGCACCGTTGATGTCTAAGTCATTTGTGTTGGCAACACCAGAGAACTATGAGCACTTCCTGGCGCGTTACAACATGTTCTCTTACATCGATGCATACAACTTGACTGATGATCAGTACTTGGACGATGACAATGTGATATACTTGTTCTTGTTGCCTGATGTTAAGTCTAAATTAAGCTCAAACCATGATTACTTCTCAGTGCCTAAGGAAGAGTTCTTCTTTATGCAAAGCGAGCTTGAAGGTATTAGAGAAGCCATTGAACTTTCGGGTCAACAGATGGTTACGACTGAAGTATCATTCGTAGAGCCTAAAGAAAAACTTTATGCAATGAACGTTTGGGTTCGTCACTTTGAAGGTTTTGACGAAGTGCAATTGATGAACAAAATTAGAGCTAAGATTTCAGAATATCTGTTCTCAATCACTAGAAGAGACAGATTGCCAAAATCAGACATCGTGGCTCTATTAGAGGGCGTCGATGGAGTCGATTCGGTTAACGTACAGTTCATGTCTAAGAATGAACAAGACGCTTTAAGAACTGGTTCTTATACGGTGACTCAAACTACTATCACGCCTCAAACTCCGGTTCTTGAAGACGTCGGTAACGGTAAAAATCGCATCATGTTCTTCAAAAAGACAGTAACATCAAATACTGTCACTTTCGAACCGGCATCCGGTATTCCAGTGGACGTTAGACAAGTTGTAACGGGTCTGGATGAATTCGGTGATATCGTGTTGGGTAAAGAAGAGGTAGCAATGTTTAGAGGCGGTTGGGTTGATAGAAGTAATTCACTAATTACTGATGCAGTTAAGATCGGTGAAGCAGCTGCGTTATCGATCAGCTTCTCTAAGCCAATTCCAAGATCGGTTTATACTAAAATTCAATCTGCAAATAGAAAAGCACTATAATGGCTGACGAATTATATAAAGGGTTATACAAATACAGACTTGGTAAGAAGTACGATCTTGCTAAGCACGCTAACGATGGTAAGCTAAACGAGGGACGTGACTATTCTACCGATCTGTTTTTCAAATCTGTATCTACACACATTCAGAGAAATCAAACTATGTTTGATGTAATTGTATTCATCCAAGATTTGTTCGTAACCATGGTTAAAGCCGTAGCGGGCCTTAAGATTTACAAATCGTTTGCTACGCCAAAAGACTACTACAGAACTAAGTAATGAGATACTCAGGTTTAAGGTTTTTTAATGGTACAAACTCTGAGATCCAATTAGAGTACGATTCAACGTTAGAAAAGTTCACCGGAAGCATTCATATGAATGAGGTTTCGACCGGTCTTTTTGAAGTTGTAACTCTGTTTGTGCTTGAAGAAGCTGTTGGCCCTTACGGGGCCCCAGTTCTAATTAAGCCAATCGGTTCAGGGGTTACATCTTCAAAGTTTGGTTTCGAGATGTTCGATACCAATTATACTAATAAGAACATCAATCTGTTGACAGCAACCGTTGTCAACGGCGAACCTTATGCTAACATTGAAACTGTAATTGAATCTGAGGTTCAAGACAATTCGGTGGCAGTTTCAACAACAAACGGCATCCATACAGTTGGTACTTCGTATGCAAAAGAAGCCCTGCAGGTCAACATCGGTCTGAGATCAGAAGATGAAGGAACACACTTAAGGTTCCTTAGAATTTACGACACGATCGATGATCACGACATTGCTATTATTTCTATTTACGGAGAAACTGTCGGTGAAGACGAAAGACTTCAAGTCCTATTGAACAATTTTGGAGCCGGGGTTTCAACGGCCGATCAGTTTTTATTCAAGGATCACGACATCAATGAAGTTGCAACCGACTGGAAATTAATTAATGCTAAAAGAAAAGAGCTTTTATTAGAGCTTTCAAATATCAAACCTTTCGTCGGTACTTACAAGGCGCTT